AAACCCGTGCGTGGTGGGAATATCGCGGCGAGCGCCCTCGCCTATACGAGTGCGGGGGAAATCGTGGAGGAGACGAACGTACACTTTGACGCCAGTGGGAATGTGGGGATTGGGACGGCGAGTCCGGGTAGCGCTAGTTACGCACCCGGTACGTCCTTACATTTGTATAATGGTAGTGGCATTTCGTCTTCATATAGTGGGAGTATTTTATCTTCTTCTTCTAAACCTAGAACGTCTTTAATCTTTCAAAAGTATACCGGTACGACCAATAGCGCGTGGGGTGAAGTCATAGGTTTTATTTCTTTGAATTGGATACCGTATCGTACAACTAGACCCCATGGTGTTGGGATGTACGCTCAGCGAGATTCGTCTCAATGGGATGATCAGGCGGACATGCATTTTTTTGTTACGAACGGTGGAAACGATATAGACACTAACGCATTAATAATAGATGGCACTGGTGACTCACAATCTATAGTGACAACAAATGGTTCAACCGTAACTTCAGATGATCGTTTGAAAACTGGCGAAACCGTAATAACGAATGCATTAAAAAGTATTAAAAAACTGACCCCGCAGATATACGCGAAACATCCATTTTATGAATCATTTTCTGATTTGAAACCAAATATTAAATGTGAGTCTGGTCTCATAGTACAAGATGTTTGGTACGACGCGCCGGAGTTTAGACACTTGGTATTAAAGGATAAGATGGCCTGGCCCAAACATGAAAAACCAAACGAACCGGTTCCAGGTGATATTACAGTTGATCCAGACTATTCAGATTGGGGTAATAGACCTGCGTCATTAAATTACACCGGTTTTATACCGTATATCATTAGTGCTATAAAGGAACTATGTGACGAAATTCCTCATCGTAAAATAAATGCATCAACAGAACTATTTTCAAATATCGAACAATACCACGGTCTCATAGTTTCAAAAAGAGGAAATATATCCCTATCGTCGAAAGTAAAAGATAAATCAGTATACGGTGTCTTATCTGAAACACAGCCGACATATACCGAAAATAATGAAATTTATGTGAAATCTCAAGGTGAGGAAGGCCGTGTATGGGTAATCAATACAAGTAATCTCGAAGCTGGTGACTATATCACGACTTCCAACGTACCTGGTTATGGTGAAAAACAAGACAGTGAGTTCCTCGCAAACTACACCGTGGCCAAAATCACAACAGATTGCGACTTTACGCAACCATTTGTACCCGTCAAAAAAGTTATACAACAAATTCAAGACGTTAAGTATTGGGTATATGAACATTGTGTAGGCATATCAAAAGAATTATACGATACTTTACCCGATGAAGACAGGTGTGTTAATACAGAGGAGATATATAAATTAAATGGTGAACAGATTACTCCAACACCAAACCCGGAAGATGTACCACCAGGTGCTGAGTTAGAAACGCTTACACAATACTGTAAAATAGATAAACTAGAATTTAAAAAGGAGATACCCGGTCTCAAAGTTGAAGTCCGCCAAGAACTCGTCAACGTCCTCGACGCATACGGGCAGTTGCAGTGGGAGGACACCGAGGAGACTGAGAAGGCGTACAAAATCAGATACTTGACGGCCGATGGGACCCAAACCGATGAAGCAAACGCGGTGCACATCGCGGCGTTTGTGGGGTGTACGTACCATTGTGGTTAGGTCCCAAGTGACGCAGTCACTCGTACTCTCGTATCTAAGCCAGGAAGAAACCTTTGGTTTTGTCTACTTAAAAATAAACTCTCACTATACTATAAAATGTCTGGTGGTATTGCTCAACTCGTCGCCGTCGGTGCTCAGGACGTGCACCTCGTCGGTCAACCTGAAGTCAGCTTTTTCCGCTCTACGTACAAACGTCACACGAACTTCTCCCAAACGACTGAACGTCAGGTGATTCAAGGGAATGTCTCCAATGGTGGCATGTCCACAGTCCGCTTCGAACGTAAGGGGGACCTTTTGGGCTACGTCTACTTGGTCGCCAACGATGGCTCCACGACCCAAGAATTTAGTAATGTTCAATGGCGAACGATGATTTCCAAGGTGGAACTCCTCGTGGGTGGTCAAGTTGTGGATGAACAAGATTCCACCTACTCCACCCTCATCGCCCCAACCCTCTCCGCGACCTCCACCGCGAAGTCTGTGGGTGGTAACCTCTTCGGTGGTGCATCTGGTTCTCGGTTCTACCCCCTCCGTTTTGCCTTCTGTGAGAACTGGCAGTCGGCCCTTCCCCTCATTTCCCTCCAGTACCACGACGTGGAACTCCGCATCACGTGGGGCTCCGCCGCCGCGGACGCCAGCAAGAAGTGGGATGTCTACGCCAACTATGCGTACTTGGATACCCAGGAGCGTGAAGTCTTCGCGTCCCAACCCCAAAATATGATTATGACCCAAGTCCAAAAGGCGATTGCCTCAGGCGCCAAAATCCAAGAGCTCAACTTTAACCACCCCATCAAGTACTTGGCGGCGGCGGATGCCTCTGCGGTCGCTATGGTCGATACGGCGGGCAACAAGCTCAAGCTCCAAATCAACGGTACGGATGTTGCGGATTACAAGTTTGCGAACCCCAACTTTACCAGCATTCCACTCTACTACCACACCTCCCACGGGAGCTCCGCCACGGGTACGAAGTTGTTCTTCTACCCATTCTGCTTGGATGCCTCCAAGCTCCAGCCCACGGGGTCCCTCAACTTCTCCCGCCTCGATTCCGCGCGCATCATTAACGATACCGCGAACTCGGATAAGGATGTGTACGCCGTGAACTACAATGTCCTCCGCATTGAGAACGGTATGGGTGGACTTTTATATTCTAACTAATTATTAAATCACAATGCTTTGGAACGTAGTATTCCTCCTCGCCATCGTTTTTGTATTGACGTACGACCCCAAATCCAGGACGCTTGAAAAATTGGTTGTTCACCCAACACCCTCGATTCATAAGTCCGATGAGCCTACGCATTACCAAGCCGTACAATTTGCCTCTACTTAAAAAGAAGGGGCGAGAGTAACCTATAATGATTCCAATGGATCGCGAAACCCTTACGATGATCGCCACGATTGTGGCGATTGCCGGTGTTATCTTCCTCTTCCGTGAAATGAACAAGGCGAAGGCGGATGTTGAAAATCTTAAGAATTTCTCAGCCCACCTCGTCCAACGCCTCAGCGCCCCAACCCCAGAGCCGGAACCCCAACCCCAACCAGAACCCGTGCAAGATGTCGATGTGAGTGAACAAAAGAAGGAGGAATAATCATATCGAGCTATTATAACTTGCGAATGCGCAATGAAAAAATACAAGGCTATAGCGATACCGGTCAGTTTTGTGGATGAAAAGCCCAAATTCCTCACGGTGAGGGACCGACGATTTAAGGATTGGATATTTGTTACAGGCGGGTGTAGACGACGGGAAATTTTTAACCCCTTGAGGTGTGCCCTCAGGGAACTTGAGGAAGAGACTCGGGGTGTAGTTGCCCTCAAGAATGGTGAGTATACGGAGTTTAAGTTTACAGTAAAGGAGAGTCCCACCGTGGACCTTGAATATAATGTGTACGTCTTCTTCGTGAACTACACACGACAGGACCAACAAGCAATGATAAAAAAGTTTTATGAGGAGAAGCAAAAGACGAACCTCAAGAAGCTCCAAAAATTACCGATAAAGAAGACATTTGATGAGAATGACTATATGAGTTTTGATACCCTCGAGGAGTTCAATACACGCAAACGATGGAAACTTATTATTGATAACATTATTAAGAATCCTGAATTTTACTCGTGTGTAACTTCTCTCAATAGAAAAACATTCTCTATAAAATAGAATGAAGTCAAAGGCTTACATCTTAATGCAGATTAGAGAACTCCTCGACACGAATAGAGGCCTCTGTCCAGAGGAGATTGAGGCGTGGGTCACGGAGAATGAAGAGAAGACCGTCTACGAACTCCTCACGATTAAGAAGGAACTTGAGGAGACCCAGGAGTATCCAGATATATCCTTCACACGGTGGTTTAGAGGGTAGACGCAATACAAAGGTATGTTTAAAAATTGGTGCATCCGAGAGAAATTTAACAATGCAACCAATCTATCGCATGTGCTCATGGACGGTGGTGTCCTTTCCGTGCCTTTCGATAGATTGAATGAGTTTCACGAGAAGTATATAGAGGCTGTTCGCGCCGGTGAAAAACTGTTCGTCGTCGAGCAGAAGAGTCCAAACTATAACTTCTTTGTGGACATCGACTACAAAGATGAACACGCCCTCACAATTGAGGAAATCCAAGATGTATGTAAAATCATTTGTGATAAAGTGAAGCGTCACGGGGGTAAGGAGTGTCTCATCTCCGTCTCACCCCCAAAGAAGTCTGGTACACTCACGAAGACTGGTATTCACCTCAATTGGCCGGGGTTTGTTGTGAACCAAGCCTCGGCCCTCGCCCTCAGGGAACATATACTTGTGGTCCTCTCCACGGCGAAGGGGTCTATGGATTGGAATGAGATTATAGACGCCTCCGTGTATGGAAGTTTGACGCGAAAGACAAAGGGGAGTGGTCTCCGAATGCCGTGGTCCTATAAACTTGCAAAACACGAGGTGTGCTCAGGCCAAGGGTGTGAGACATGTAAAGGGACGGGTAAAGTCGTACAGGTTGCGTACCTCCCCGTGTTTGTGTACAAGTGTGGACCTTTGAGTACACTCCTTAGAATTGGACAAGACCCAGATGTAGATATTCTCAATATGTCCTCTGTACGCACAGATTCTGAGGAGTATATGACCATTGAACCACCCTCCGCAACGATTAAGGAGGGGTCGTTTACGTCAGCCCAAACTCGAGATGAAGTGGAGGATGAGGCGTTGAGGAGTCTCGTCGAGCGGTTTGTTCAAGACAATATGGATGGTCAAGGGGGCGCCACGATTACAAAGATGTTCAAACACAAAGATACATATTTAGTCTCTACAACATCGAAATATTGTGAAAACCTCAAACGTGCACATAGTTCTAATCACGTCTGGTTTATCATCAGTGGTCGAGAGATTTTACAAAAGTGTTTCTGTAGGTGTGAGACTCTACGAGGACGCCGAGATGGGTTCTGTAAGGACTTTTGTGGTCGCAAACACCACCTTTCACCTCAAATTGTGGATATGTTGTACCCAAAGAAGTCTGATATTCAAAGGTGTCCAGACATCAAAAAGTTTGAGGAGGCACCCCAAATCAAACAATCGGAGGTGAAACCCCATCTTGAGACTTATATTCAGAAACATATGACGATGGGTAGTGGGGTACGTGTTGTGAGTATTTCAAAACTCAAAACCTCATTTCTCGCACTCACAACATCTAGATACTGTGAGAGAATTAGGGGTGAACACGGGGAAGATGTACATATGTCGTACACGATACAGAAGAATTGTATAGCTCAAAAGTGTCCAGTATGTAAGGATGGGAAGAATAAACCCAAAAGTAAAACACACGTACTTGGAACAAGTGTTTTGAACATATTATACCCCCAAAAGACACTTAAACAATAGTACCTTTAGTATTGTAATGGTGAATACCAGAACACGCTCAGGACGTCAAGTGAAGAAGCCAGAACTCTTTAAACCCACCGAAACTGTGATTGAAGATGATTACGCGGAGGACGAACACGACACTGATATTGATTCAGACATAGACACCGAAGATGAATATTACTCAGACGATGAGAGCGACGAGGATGATGAGGACGATGAGAGCCTCAAAGATTTTGTCGTTGACGACGATGAGGAAAGTGAGGAAGAAGACGCTTAAAAAAAACAGGGGCTATATTAAAAAATGGAGACTGATATAGGGAATCCAATTGAATATGACCCATCAATCGACCCTTTACAACAAGAGATGAATGAAGATAAACAAGAATATTTTCATCCACCGGAGATGTTGTATCCACCACAACAACACTATATGCCTCAACAGGAAAAGTTTGATTTTGCGAGCATTGATAAATCGACTTGGATTATCGCATTCGCTGTTTTCCTTTTAGGCTTTTTCATGGGGAAAACCATGCAACCAGTGATCCTCCGATACACCTGAGTACCCAACAAATGAACCAATGTCCCCATACCTAGGAGGAATGAAATGGTCGACAAATGGTCCTCTGTACGTATCTTCAATAAAACCAGCGGATGTACTCACATCCTCCTCCACCTCTTTTTTGTTTTTTAAATTCAATTTCTGTTCAAAAAACAAAATAAAGACCGCGCTCGTCAATAGGACTGCGATGATTATATTTAACATTCTGTTTAAAAGTACTAAAGATTATTTATTATGCTGAGGACACTTCTGGTTCACCGTCCTCGGTGGTCTCCTCAATTTTGGCGTCCGTTGAGGACTCAGCATCCATTTGGGCTTCACGTTGCTTACGGCGTTCCTCAACTTCAGCCGCAACAATGGCGTCCGCTTCCTTTACAAGGTCCTCCATTGGGGTATCGGGCTTTTCCTTCTTGAGACGCTCGAGAACCTCGGCTGGGTGAGAGATTGGAGCTTCATCAGGCTTGGTGTAGAAGCGAGAGTTATCATCACCTGGGGTATAGTTGACCTTTGCATCCATCATACCTTGCTTGCGTTCTTGGAACAAACGTGCCGCTTGCGCTTGGTTCTCCTTGTATCCAAGCATAATCTCTTCCAACTTTTCATTCGTGTAGTGCACATCCTCAATCTTCGTTGGGTCCGGTGGAATCAATAACCACTTGTACATATCGACGACATAGATATCAAACGTTGGGTCCTCCTTTTGAAGACGCTTGGCGTGGGATGCAGCTTCATCACGGCTTGCGAACGCACCACGAATCTTAACACCAAATTTATCATTCTTTTGTGGAGCCTCTGGTCCAACGACTGAGAGGCACGCGTAGAGTTGACCGGGGACAGTGGTGTAATCTTGTTCGAGAGACATTATATGTATAATTATATGTAAAACTTTAAGCCAGCTTAAAAGCTATGTCACTTAAGTAATAAATGCACGGATTTTGGGATACACAACCCGTGCCTCGTGATGATACAACACCCGGTGAAATTGAGAAAGAACGACGTATTATCACTGAACCACACCCACTCCCCAATGGATTCTCGTGGGATACACCAAGTCTCGACGATGCACACACACTTCTCGCGGAACACTACGTATCCGATGAAACCTTCAGACTTACCTATTCCAAAGAGACCCTACTGTGGGCGTCCAATGGGTCAGGTATTGGCATTAGACACGATGAGACTGGGGACCTCATTGGTTACATTTCAAGTGTTCCCCTAAAGGTGAGAGTTGAACGGGATATTCTCGATATGGTACAAATCAATTTCTTGTGTGTACACCCCAAGCATCGAAGTGAGGGATTCGCACCCATCCTTATCAGTGAAATCAAACGAATCGCCAACACACAAGGGATTTGGCAAGCTGTGTACACCGCAGCGACTCGTATACCCACACCACTCATAAAGTCCACCTACTGGCACCGTTTTCTCAATGTGAAACGACTCATAAAGACTGGGTTTTACAGAACGAATCGTCCACAAGAAAAATACTTTGAGGTTCGCGGGAGTTCACAATTTAGAAGAATGGTGACCCGAGACATTCCCAAGGTGACGAAAATATTAATCAAATACTTTGAGGGTTTTAAGATTGCCCCAGTTGTGGACAAAGAATGGGTCAAACATTGGATACTCCCCATCAACTCATATGTGTGTGATGATACAGATGACTTCATATCCTTCTATGATATTCCATACGACCGTGTGGATGGAACGGATACGGTCCGTCAAGCGTATGCGTTATATGTCGTTGGAGATGTGTACAACGATGCATTCATACTTGCGAGAAATCAAGGGTACGATGTATTTAATACACTTGATGTGGGACAACGTCGCTCCGATTTAGAGACCATTAAATTTCTTGAGGGGAGTGGTCACGTCTATTATTATCTCTTCAATTGGCTCCCAAAGACACCAGTTGGATGTGAACATATTCAACTTAAGTTACCTTAAAAGAATGAAATGTGTAAGACATATGGAAGAGATTCGCCGAAACCACAATGACGCCAAGAGGGCCCTTATCCAATATGTGACTCGAGAGGGTGACCAAATATTGGATGTTGGATGTGGTTTTGGTGGTGATCTTCAAAAATGGCACAAGTGTGGCGCGAATATGAGTATGTGTGACCCAGAGCCAAGTGCGCTCGTGGAGGCTCGGTCACGGGCTAAGAATATGCATATGCGTGTAAACTTCTACGAGGGTGACATATTCAACTGCCCAAATAGAAAGTTTGATATTGTGTGTTACAACTTTTCACTTCACTACATATTTGAAACGAGGGACAGATTTTTTAGTTCCATCAAAGAGATTAGAAAGAGAATGAAACCTGGGGCCAAATTAGTTGGTATCATCCCAGATTCTGAAAAGATTATATTCAATACACCACTCAAAGATGCGATGGGAAACTTCTTTCTTATGAAGACCCACGGAAATGGGGGCTACGGAGAGAAACTCTTTGTACACCTAGTCGATACCCCATTCTACGCCGATGGACCTAGGTCTGAACCCATAGCATACAAAGACCTTCTTGTGACACATCTTGAGGAATTGGGATTCACTTTAGAATTGTGGGAAGGTCTCGAGGGAAATCCAATTTCAGAACTCTATAGTAAATTTATCTTTGTATATAAGAGATGATCGCATTCATTATACTTGTGTTGATAAACCTGTGGATACTCCACCACACACGAGAACCCCAGGAACTCATCGAAGTCAAGGAAAAATATCGTACACTCAGGACCCATTTGTCCGAGACACAGAACCCCAAATTTAAGATGTTGACCCGGTGTATACCAATCACGGGTGTGCGAGGTATGCGTGATTCTGTGGGGTACAACACGAACAAGGGTGGTGAGATTGCGGTGTGTCTTGATGGACAGGTGAACGAAATATTCCACGTACTCATACACGAGTTGGCCCATTGCACAGTGGATGAGTACTCCCATTCCGAAGAATTTTGGAACAACTACATAGAATTGAGGGATATATGCGTACAATTGGGTATATATGAAACGATACCAGAACGAACAAAGTTTTGTGGTCAACACGTTCAGGATAAATAATCTGGATGTACTTTATATGAAGACACCATTTCGTGTTGTACTCACAGTCATTGTGTATTGGCTGATGATTTACGGTATCACTGTGATTCCACATATGAGTACCAATTACACTCTTAATTTGGCGTTGATGACGCTCATTATTCCAAATGTGTTTCGTCTCGTCGTTGGGAGTATTCCACGTCTCGCTGTGGACCGTCTTTTCTTTCTCACGACGAGCATCATCGCGTGTATAATTACATATATGATGAACAAGGTGTGGGATGATACGAAAGATGCGGTCAAGGAGTACGGGAGTGACAGAAGCAAGACACTTAAGTTGAGTGCCTTGCTCATGACAGCGTTTACTGTAGGAGCTTTGATTACCTATTTTACAGGTATTGATAATTCAATCTATAGCAATATGGGCTGGGAGTCAAACACTCAGGGCTTGACGATGTAATCCTTCACAACGTAGAAGGCAACCGCCGCGACCAAACCCGTCGACGCCAAACCAATCATACTTCTACTCCCCTGTTCGTTAAGGAACTTGGGAATAGAGGTCACCAACTTGTCTTGCACTGGCTTACTGACAGCGAGGGCCGCTGCGGCACCCGCCACGAGAGCAATCATTTGGTCATCCGTGAGGTTGAAAGGATTCTTGCTTTCTGGCGTCTTCGCCTTTGGCTCAGCAACCGCGTAACCACCCTGAGGTTGTGGGGCAGTCATCTGTGGCATCATGCCTTGCATTCTGGGTTCATCGGTCATCATTGGTGGGTCCATCATAATATCGTGAATGGGGGTAGAGTCCATCGTCTGTTTACTTTGACTTATATTTTTTTCGGGTTCCGAAAACGCTGATTTGAAGCTTGTCGTTGGGTTGTCGTTCAATGGAACCATTCCATCACCGTTATCTGAAAGATTCAAGGTATTCACTTGAGTCGCCATCTATTATACAGGTATGTTTTTGAGATGTGCAAGTGACGCAGTTATTTTGTCTTTGTAATTTTGAGCGCCGTCTTTCGTGTTGCTTTCTTTGCATCATCCTCCTTCTGTTGCATATGCTTGGGATTGTACATCTTATTGTGGAGTCTCCACAAGTCTGGTCCACCAACTCTAAAGTTTTTACGTAAAGATGCTTTGTACCAGAATACACAATCCTGTATCCTGTTAGATTTCACAGTATTGTCTAACACGAGACACTCATAGTTCTCCGTGCACGCATCCATCACTTTGTTAAACATATCAAAGCTTGGGAAGATACCAAAAAATGATTTGTACAATTTCTCTCTATTCTGGAGAATGTTCTCTCTGAGAAGGAACACATAATCTACATTTGCTCTGAGGGCTGGTGGAAGATCCATACAGTACTGCATCGTCAACATAAAAAAGATTTTCCAGTGCCGTCCATTCATAAAACACTGCCTGATGCATGTGTCCTTGAGGAATTTGTTATCATACATACAATCATCAAGCAACATGAACGCCCCACAATTCGCCTTACCCTCACCAACCAACTTCCGTTGTCTCGCCATCACCCGTTCTATAGCGTCTCTATCGTAGTCACCGTAGACAAAAAGGTCTGGAATAAATTCGGAATAAAAATGGTTCCCCTCCTCTGTTCCTGAGAGAACTATACCAGCTGGAAGATGTTTCTTGTGGTACATGATATCCTTTACCAATGTCGATTTACCGGTATTCCGCTTACCAATAAATACACACACTCTATCATCTGATATCGTCTCAGGCTTGAATTTCCTCAGTTGAAGATTCATTCTAAAGTAGTGTCCCGTTTTATTTCATAAAATTTTACTCACATAGAGTAGGAATGTCAGGTCGATTACGACTTGCTGCCACTGGCGTTCAAGACCAATGGCTCACAGGTGATCCACAATTTTCATATTTCCTGATGAATTTTAAGAGACATACGAAATTTGCGATTGATTATGTTGAAAGTCAATTTGATGGTCAGATAGATTTTGGAAATGTTTTGGAATGTCGTATTCCCAATGATAAGGGGGATTTGGTAAAGAATTTTACACTCAAAGTGACCCTCAATGACCCAACCCCGGATACACCCGGTCTAAATAACACATTTTGGTCGCCATCTATTATGTCACATCTCATAGAATATGCTGAACTTCTCATAGGTGGTCAAACGATTGAGAGAATCACAGGTGAATATATCTATATGCATCAACAACTCCACAATACAGATGATGATACACAACAGACTTTGTATTTCTTAAATGGTCACGGTGGGGTACCACTCACGTATCAGGGTGAATATACATATTTTATGGACCTTCCATTCTATTTCTATAGAAACCCAAGTTTGGCTATACCAACGTGTGCTCTTACGAAACAATTGGTTGAGATTCGAATTAAAACGAGACCCCTCGCGCAACTTATATCTGGTGGAACTCCAGCGGGTATTACAGCTACTATTCGTAAATTCTCAGTGGATACGGAGTTTGTGTTTCTGACTCAAGACGAAAGACGCTTTCTTATGTCGAGACCTATTGATTATATCATCACACAGTTACAGATGTCTCAATTTGTAATGAAGGCTGGGGAGACTAAAAAGTCTGTGATGTTGAACTTTTCTCATCCAGTCAAAGAACTCTTCTTTGTCTCCCAATCGGAGTCCTCCGTCTCAAACAATTATCCAGTTGAATTTAATACGATACAGAATGTTGAACTTCGTTTTAACAATGAAGTTGTATTCAATAGAAATAACGTATTTCTCGTCCACGAACAAGCCCTCAAACATTATGTGAACTCCCCAGCCCAAGAATTTGCAATGTATAGTTTTTCATTACGACCAGATGTGCACTACCCAACGGGCCAAGTCAATATGAGTCGTATATCACATAAATTACTTACAATTGAGATTGACCCACTCACATCAACGGATGATAACAATACTCGTGTGTATGCCGTGAATTATAACATACTCCGAGTCGAGAGTGGTTTAGCAGGTTTAAAATTTTAGGTTGTTATAATAGTAATGGCTGGTCGCATTCAGCTTGAAGCATCTGGACCTCAAGATAGGTTCTTCACGCTGAACCCCGACTACACACACTTTTTAGAAAGTTTTAAAAAGCATTCAAACTTTTCAATTGAGTATGTTGATATCGACCCAGAGAATGCCCCAGACTTTGGTAAGAAGGTAAAGTTTGTGATTCCACAAAATACTGGTGACCTGCTCAAGACGCTCAGTGTGAAAATGAAACTTCCAGCCATTGGGAGTCAAATTGGATACATAGAATCTATTGGTCACGCAATGATAGAATATATTGATTTCAGTATTGGTGGTAAAATTGTTCAGCGTCTCACAGGTGATTACTTGCAGATATATTCAGAGCACTATATGACTCAAACGAAACAATTTGCGCTTGAAAAACTGATTGGAAAGTATCCAGAGCGGGCAATTTCTACACGTGTGTCGGATAGAGAAATAGTGTCCTCTCTTGTTACAGAATCCCAAACCGACCAGGACTTCTTTGTGGATTTACCATTGTACTTTTACAACAATCCAGAGCTCGCGGTGCCCCTGTGTGCTATCAAGAAACAAGAAATTGAAGTTGAGATTAAGTTGAGAGACTATGAATATCTCATAGTAAAAGCTGATGGAACATATGAAGTTCCAGCGACTATTTTGAATATCAAGGAATTCCAATTGTGTGCCGAACTTGTATTCCTTGACCCATGTGAGCGACTCAAAATTGAAAATGAAAAGAGAGACTATCTCATCACCCAAATACAACAAAATGTGTTTGATGTTGCACAAGCCGTTCAAAATGCAACGTTCAAACTTGATTTCGTGAATCCCGTGAAAGAACTCTACTTTGTAATTCAAAGACAGGGAGACATAGGTTTTGGTGAAGGTGAATTTATAACACCGTTTGATTAT